ATTCTTATAGATAAAAGAAATATAGAAACTGCTTTGTTTTTTAGAAGAATTGTCTTAACATAATTGGAGAATTTATATGGGATGTAATTGTCGAAATAAAAATAATGGAAATAATGAGAATCAAGCAGAAAACTCAGAACAAGTAACTTTTAGAAAAGACGAAATTAAAAAAGAATCTGCGATCAAGGAAAAGTTAACCATGATGCAGAGTTTTGCCACCGCAATTGCCTCTCGCGGATTTGGCAATGAAAAAGTTACGATTCCGATGAAACAACTTAGAGTTTTGTCTTGTTTTGGAAATAAAAATCAAGGAGGAGTATTACCTCCTTGCGAATATCTAAAAGATAGTTCAACTCCAGGCAAACATTACTGTGGTGGATGTGGGTGTGGTGATAAAAAAGGAACCTGGTTGGTTTCTGATGGTGATGAGTATAGTAAACTGGACTATCCAAGACTTAGTTGCCCACTTCAAATGCCGGGATTTTCAAATTATGAAAAATCTAAACCAGATGAGGGGAATGCTCCGATAACTCGTAGATTTTATATCGAACAGATGGCATATAAGGATGTGGAGAAAATACCAGTAAAAACTCACGAACCTCCAATTCCCCCAAAAGAAGAATCAAAATAATTAAAAGAACTCTCCTTATAAATAAAATAAGGAGAGTTTTTCTATGTCTGTACCAAATTCAAGACAAACACTTATAGAACATTGTTTAAGAACTTTAGGACATCCTGTAGTTCAAATCAATGTAGACCAACAACAATGCGAAGATCGTCTTGATGAAGCATTACAATTTTTTACAGAACGTCACTTTGATGGGGTTCAAAAGGTATATTTTAAATATTTAATGACTCAAACAGACATAGATCGTGGATTTATTGAACTCGACGATATCGATACTCCATCAGGTGATCCTGACGGACCAAGTGGAGAGGATATAGTAAGTGTAATCAAAGTTTTTAGATTTGGAACATTATCGGGTGTCAATATGTTTGATATACGATATCAATTGGCACTTACAGATTACTTTGGTATTAATAGAGGATTGAATGGTAGTCAGTCAACACCTCTTGCTGGTTATCATGTAACTATGTCATATATTAGTTTACTTGAACAATTTTTTAGTCCGGAAAAATCTATTCGATTCAGTAAAGTAACAAACAAAATATATCTTGACGCACTCGGACAAGATATAACTGCTGGACATTATGTTGTTATAGAAACATATGCTACATTAGATCCAGATATTCATACAAAAATATATAATGATCGTCTTTTAAAGAAGTATCTAACAGCACTTATCAAAAGACAATGGGGTTCGAACATGCTCAAGTATGATGGTGTTCAACTTCCAGGTGGTATTACATTTAAAGGTCAACAAATATTTCAAGATGCTATGGCAGAGATAGCAGCAGTGGAACAAGAATTCTATATGACACACGAACTCCCGATAGATTTTATAATGGGATAACAAATGGCAACAAACCCATACTTCAAAGAATATATCGGAGAGCAAACTTTACTAGATGACTTGGTTGTAGAAACAATCAAGACAATGGGTAGAGATATGATTTATATTCCTAGAGAATATTTAAATCGTGATATCATATTTGGCGAAGATCCAATATCAAGATTCAAAGATGCCTATACTATTGAAATGTATATTCAAAATGTCACTGCTTTCGGTGGACAAATGAATATCATTAATAAATTTGGAATTAACATCACCGATAGAGTTACTTTACAAGTATCAAAAACTAGGTTTGAACAAGAAATTTATACAAAAAATACAACAATAAGAACTCCAAGAGAAGGAGATCTTATTTATTTTCCATTTAATAAAAGTATATTTGAAATAAATTATGTTGAGGATAAACTTCCATTCTTTCAATTTGGCACACTTAATGTGTATACATTGACATGTGAACTCTTCACATATTCATACGAAACAATTGAAACTGGTGTCACTGAAGTTGATGATGTAGAAGAGAAGAGAAAGTACAATATGATATCATTTACTCTCTCAAGTGGTCCAATAACAGGAACCACTGTATTGAGAAGAGGAGATCTGGTTTTCCAAGTTTCTGGAGTTACTGGCAGCGGATCAACATTTGCCAACGCAACTGCTCAAGGTGTTGTTGTTGAATACACAGGAAATACAACATATATCAAGGGTGTAACTGGTACATTTGTATCTGGTTCTTCTGGTACTCAAAGCATTAAGAATAAGGATAATGGAACAGAATATTATCTACTACAAGTTAATGAAACGAATGTAAATCTTTCGGTTGATCCAATTTCTGGTGTTGGTGAAATTGAAAATGATGTATATGCTGATGAAGCAGATAATACTTTAAACTTTAGCAGAGATAATCCATTCTCGGAGGAGTGTAACTAATGTTTACAGTTTCACAATCATTCTATAACGAATCAGTAAGAAAAATAGTAATTGCTTTTGGTTCATTATTCGAATCAGTATATGTTACCCGTCTTGAAGCAGACGGAACCGAGCAGCAAAAAATTCGTGTCCCGTTAAGTTATGGTAGCAAAGAAAAGTTTATATGGAGATTGTCTCAGGAGAGTAGTCTTTCTAAAAATTCAAGAGTTCAGATTGTTCTTCCAAAACTTGGATTCGAAATCACAACTTTAATTTATGATCCAACAAGAAAAATTAATAGAACAATACAAAGAAGCACAATAACGTCTGGAGTTTTAAATAAAGTATATGCTGAAGTTCCTTATAATATAAACTTTAGTCTTTTTGCTTTTACAAGAAATATGGACGATATGCTTCAAATTATAGAGCAAATCGTTCCATACTTTGCCCCAGATTATACAGTTACAATTAAGATGAATGATGTTCATCAATCTGTTGACATTCCATTTGTGCTGAATAATGTAAACTTAAATGAAGATTATGAAGGAACATTTGAGAACAGAAGAGCATTAGTTAGCACTTTTGATTTCACATGTAAAGCATACATCTATCCAAATATATGCGGTGGAACTGGTGGTATTATTGAAAGAACAGATGTAAACTTCTTTGAAGGCACAGGAACCACTGCCGCAAGTAATTATGTTGGGGATATTGGTTATACTGGTGATCATATAACTGGATCCATTACTGAAGTATTAGGAGACTGGCCATGAGTGAAAAGATTTCTGCCGAAGAAAAATTATCTAAAATATTGGATATTGAAATTGAACCCAAAGAAACAAATAATATTGTACCAATAGCAAAAGAAGTTAAGATAAAAAGAAAAGATCAAATTCGACAAGATTTTGATTCTGCTCGTAGAAATATGAAAGAATTGATTGAAAAGGGATTTGAATCTCTTGACGGAATCATGAAAGTAGCGGAAGCGGGAGATTCGCCCAGAGCATATGAAGTAGCATCCATATTAATTAAAACTATAAGTGAAGTAAATACTGATCTAATTAATATACACAAAACAACTGCTGATGCGCTTGGAGTGAATAAAGTTGTTAAAAATACAACAAATAATTCAATATTCGTTGGGTCTACAAGAGATTTACAAAATTTAATTAATCAATCTCGTAGTCAATTAAAAGCAATACCTACGGAAGAAGTGGAAAATGACAGCTAAAAAAGATGGATATCTTGGAAACCCAAATCTAAAACCAGTAGGCGTACAACAACAATTTACTCCAGAACAAGTTCAAGAGTACATAAAATGTGCTAACGATCCCGTATATTTTGTTGAAAAATATGTAAAGATTGTTGCTGTAGATAAGGGTCTTGTTCCTTTTGAAATGTATGATTTTCAAAGAGATCTCATTTCAAAGTTACACGCTAATAGATTCGTAATTGGTAAACTACCTCGTCAGGTTGGAAAGACAACTACCGTAGGTGCTTATCTTTTACATTATGTTTTATTCAATCAAAATATGAACGTTGCTATTCTGGCAAATAAGCAATCAACTGCTATTGAAATTCTAGGTAGAATTAAGATGGCGTATGAATATCTACCAAAATGGTTACAACAAGGTGTTATTGAATGGAACAAGGGATCAATTGTACTAGAGAATGGATCTAGAATTTTAGCAGCGGCGACATCTTCCTCTGCTATTCGTGGTGGTTCGTTCAACTGTATTCTACTTGACGAGTTTGCTCACATTCCCACTCAGATTGCGGAAGAATTCTTTACCTCCGTTTACCCAACCATTACATCTGGTCAGTCCACTAAAATGTTTATCATTTCAACTCCCAACGGATTGAATATGTTCTATTATTATTGGAAAGGTGCGATCAACAGTCAAAACGGTTACGTACCATTTGAGGTTCACTGGAGTCAGGTTCCAAAATATCCAGGTGGTCCATTGCGTGATGAGCAATGG